TCGAGGGCCGGATTCATGATTTCAGTGGCGGCCTTGCCAATTCGCAGCTGCACCTGACTCATGCGATTCATGGAGGCTTGCGCCTTGGCTGAAGTGGCATCCAGCGTGCCAACCGCTTGTACGTAAGAGCGGGCAGCCAGCACAATTGGCGTCACGATCGCGCCTCCAGCCATTGCCATTTGGCTGGATACCTGGCCAAGCTTCTCCATCGCCTGGCGGGTTTCGTTAACCTGGCGCTGCAACGCCTTGACCCTGGCGGTAACATCCCCCACGCCCTGCTTGGCATTGTTGAGGCCGGCTTTTTCGAGCACAAACTTGAGCAGGATTTCGAGTTGTTTTGTATCCATCATTTACTCTTTGAGCGCAGGGATTTGTAAACCAGGCTGCCCAGTCCCTTCAAACGCAGCAGGTCTTGCAGCAGTCCCTCGGGTTGTTCTAGAATTTGCAGCGGCGTCCACCGCCACTGCACAGCCTCGAGCACCAGGTAAACCTTCCAGGCCAGTTCCAGGTTGTGGAACGCGGGAAAAACATCCGGCAGGTCTACGGCGTCGTTCTCATCCGGCGGCTTGAAAATCTCGGCCAGTTCTAAATAGAGCTGGTCGAGTTTTTTTTTGCTTCGTCGTCGGTGCGGGGACCGAACCCAGGCGCCCAACCGGGATTTTCACGGTAGGCCAGTTCCAACCATTGGGCCAGCAGGCTTTCAGGAATGGCGTCAAAAAGTTCCAAGACCGGAACTTTAGACGCATCGGCCGGCAGGATGTAGGTGATTTCACCCAGGGTAATCTGACCACGAACGCCGAACAGAATCGCCGGGCCGATGGTGGTCAGGGCTAGGAATTCGGCCTCGCTGGCTGTTTCCGGCAGTTTCAGCCGGGCCAGATGGATCTCGCGGGCCATGCCGGTCAGGCCAGAAGCGGCCTTGCCATCCACTTCGATGGCTAGGCCGTCCTGCTGGTAATGGATTTCTCGGGCCTGGGCCACGGCTACACCTCGAAGCGGAACGAGATCAGCGCATCGTCAGCCGGGATGTGCTGGGCTGCGAACGTAACCACGCCGCCCGTTTCGGTCCAGTTGGTTTCCTTGGTGCCAGCCACCCAGATCTCCAGGCTGGCCGCGCGGATCGTGGTAATACCCAGGTCGAAATCGTCGGTGGTTCCATCCCCGGCGGCGAACATCATGTTTGGCTTGCCAAACGTGTAGCGTTCGGTGTTGGTCGCTTCCGTACAGCCCCAAACCGAATCGCTAAAAGCCTCGCCCCAGAGCGTTTCTTCTGAAGGCGATGGAGCGACCTTGTAGCGGCCATCCTCGGGGTTCTCGCCCATGCCGGCCAGATACGGGAACATGCGAGTAGTGGGGATGAAGACGGAACGCCAAATGCGGCCATGCCCGGGCTGGAGCGATTGGTGATACATGAACATGCCGAACTGTGGCTCGTAGCCTTGCTTATCGGTGGCCCAGGCCATTTCAATGCCTTCCCCGGATGTGCGGGTTTTTACCCCCGAGACCAGGGCATTGATGATCATGTTGCCTTCTCCTACCCGAACTTCGCCAGTCAATGGGGTGTTGGGCGGGAGCAAATCCACGGCCAGGACACGGTCTTTCCCGATGTGGACGATTTCACGAGCTTCCGGCACGTTCAAGGTCAGTGCCTTGGGGCCAAGAAACTCAGACCCAGCGCTCGGCGTAGTGCTGGACACTTTGACCAGCCCGGTTGCCGGATCCTTCTCGAAAATATGCAGCGAGCGCGCGCCCACTGATAAACCAATACCTGATGGGTTACTCATGCTTGATCTCCTTGTTTTCTTGCAGTTTTTCTACGGCAGCCCGGACGAAACAGTCCTTGGCTTCGATCAACTTGCGCATGCCGGCTGTCTTTTCCGAGCTTTCGGGAAGGGTATCTTCGAAGTGATGTGCTAGGTCATGCAGGGGTTTGCTAACTTCCTGCAAGTCTGGCGGCAGATGCTGGTAATTGAAATGTTTAATCAATGTGGTCATTAGGCATTACTCCTCAAGGTCAAAGTTTCTTTCGGCAAAAGAGGTGATTTCGATCGGAACTTCGAAACCGATAAACTTGTAACCATACTCTGGCAAAACTACGATGCCCGAATCGCTCAGGACTTTGACCCGTAAGACGAATTCCAGTTCGCGAAACTGGAAATAAGCCTGATATCTTTTTACAACAGCCTCTACCAAGGGCCGGCACTTCACCTCCCGTGTGTTGGGATTACCCTGGCTGGTCGGGATTACTGCCACCTGGACTCGGAAAATGCGCTTTTCTTGCGCGAAATTCTCACCCAGGGAGGTTTCGTCATATTGAGCCTGACCGGTGAAAACGTAGAGCATGGGCAGCTTGGCTGTATCCGGGTTGATGGGCGCCGGATCAATCGCCGTTTCGATCCCCTGGATATCCTTCCCAATTCGTACCAGCTTGGCAGCAATGAGATTGAGATGGTCAGTGTAGGATTTCATCTCCTGGGCCTGCCTTTCGCTCCGAGGATATCGCGCACGTCCGCCGGCAAGGAGGCTGGAGCAGAAACCACGCCAGTTCCGGCAACATAGGTGCGATCGAAGGTATCCACATCTTTCTGCACATAGCGCCATTTGACCAGGCGCAGACAGGCCTGCACAATGCTCTCTTCTGGGCGAAAAATTTTGACGGGTGACCCGGCAATATGCTGAGCCGCTGTCGATCCGTTGTAACCACGCTTCACGGTCAAAATATCATCTGCGGTGGCCTTGCTTTGCGTCTTGAGTAAGAGCATCAATTCATCGTCGATGCGCAGAAGTTGTCCGGCCTGAAACCGAGGCTCGATCAGGTCTTCGGTTATGCCATCCACGTCAGCCACGTGGATCTGGGTAGCACCGGCTGATAAGGGAGCATCCAGAACGGTATCCAGACTATCAGCGAACGCCTGATCGTAATTGGAGTGAAAGCCCCAGAAGCCCTGTACAGAGACAGCGCCTTTGAGGTTCCCGTTAGTATCCGGACACCACGTTGCTCCAGACTTTAAGGTCAAAACTGAGTAAGGTGTTCGTTCGAACGGCTCAAGAAAGTATTCGGCAGAGGTTAGCTCTGTGCCATCGCCATTCAGTATTTCCACCGCCTCCAGTAGATCATCTTTAAGGATCAACTGTTTTTGACCAGACATCCGTTGGTAAGAACGATCAAAGACGCCAAAAGATGATGCGACCGGAATTGGGGCATCGTGGGGAATAGTTGTAAGGCGGACGTCATACCGACGGGCTTTGTAGCCAGAAATCAGGCCGGTTGACCAGCGCAAGAATTCAACAAAGCGCGCATCCTCGGCCTCTTCGCCCAAATTTCCAGTGTAAAGCTTGACCTGGTGCAGAGTGGCGTAATACACAAACACCTCAATTTATGCGGCCGGAGCGAACGGATTGCCCCTTTTCTGATTCCTGCGCACAGATGCCGGCTTGCCTTGGGGCTTATCGTCGGTCTGTGTATCTGGCTCTTGCTCAGGTTCGGGCTGCACTTCCTCGGCAAGCCCAGCTTGTAAAAGCAGGAGGCCATAGGGTTCGCTGGTGGATAGAATTTCGCCTTCAGCATACTCACCGGCCTGGTGATTAGCATCGTTGTAAGTGCCAGCCTGTAATATTTTTAATTTCATGAGTTCTCCAGTGGGGAGCGGACCGAAATCCGCTCCCCAGAATTGGCCAGGATCGCCATAAAAGACGATGTCAGCTGTCAGGGAAAATGCTGCTTGCTCTACCCAACAACCGAAACGATCTCGCCTTTGTCGCTGCCCTGGGTGACCGGAGCATAACCAGGGTTCAGACCGAGGAACAGGATCGCGCCATAATCATCGCCGCCGGCAGCGCCAGCCAGATCGAGCGTGACATACTTATAGCCGTTGTTGGAATCGAGATGATTGGTCTCGACCTCGATCAAGTACCACTTGTCGTCCCCGTTGGCGGGAATGGTGACCGTAGCGCTGGTCACATCTTTCAAAGCGCCATTGACAGCAGAGGCCTGCTGCACTTTGGCAGTCAGGGCGCTATTGAGCGCACCGGCCATGATCAGGAAGGCGAAACGGTGAAATTGCGAGACATCGATGAAGCTGCCCGAAGCCGGGAACTGACCATCTACAATGGCGTCCTCGACATTGAGCTGCTTAATTTTGGTCACTTCAGAAAGCAACTGGTTCGGAATCATTTTTATCTCCTGACGAAAAAGAAAGGATAGGGCTGGTTTCCCAGCCCATTGAGATTGGCGGGCAGGTTACGCCGCAGAAACTTTCTGGACGGTGAACAGCCAGGGCCGTTCAATGCGACCGCCCACGCGGGCGCGAACATGGAACTCGACCTTGTTGATGCCGGTACCGGAGTCCTTGAAGCGCTCGATCGTCATGCCCAGGCGCTCGACGATGGTATAACCGCCCATGTTGGCGTAAAGCAACGGATAGGCGCTGGCGGCCACATCGGGCATGGCTTCGCTTTCCCAGGCGCGATACCCGCGCAGTTCGTCGCGTTCGCCCAATTCCGGGAAGGCGCGCGCCAGATTGCCGCCACCCACAGTGAGCTCCTCGATCGCGCCATAGGACGCGGAGTTCGCCACGAAAACGGTCTTGGTCTTGTCGCGATACTGCGAAGGCAGGGCGCGCTTGAGCCGGGTGATCCCACCGGGGGTGAAGGCCCCAGCTGCCCCAGTGACGACTTCGGTCAAGCCATCGGCGTTGACACCGCCGGGCAGACACCCACGCGGCTTGCCAACACCGTCGCCGATCAAGAAACAGGTGTCTTCATCGACGGCTTTGGTGGAGGCAATATCCTCATCCACCAGGGCAACCAGGTTGGCCGCATCTTCGATCATCGATACGCTCATCGGCACTTTGTAGGTGTAGACGTTGGCCATGACCAGTTCGAGATCCATCTTGAAGTTCTGGTCAGAAGGGGCCTGGGTTTCGGTTCCCCACTGGCCGCGGATCAGGCCCATGTAGCGCTTGCTGTTGCCGCGATAGATCGGGATTTCGACGCCGTTGGAATTGACGAGCTGGATCACGCGCGCACCAGCAGCCCGAACAACGGTCAGGCCGGCCGCCCGCTTCGCGATCTCACTCTGGGAGTTCGGCGGAATGGCAAACCCGCCCAACTCACCGGCAGCTTCCACCTGGGTGGCCTTAATGCTGCCAACCGTGGCGCCATCCCTCACGGCGTCGAAGACGGCTGAGGTCGGGAAATAAAGAACCTTGAGGGCCTTGAACTCGCGCTGGTCGAGGGCGCGCTCGCCTCCCCGCAGGAACTTGGCATAGGCGATGTTCTGCTCGTAAATCACCTGGCGATAGTTGGGCCCGATGTAATCGGTCATGATCGCCTTTTTCGAGGCATCTTCTTCGCCGAAGCGCATCAGGTAGGCGGCTTCCATTGCCTTCTGGCCGTTGGTCTGCTCAGGAGCAGCCTGCGGCTGGCGGAATTCGTAGGGCGGGCGGGTGATTGCCTTCCCGGGCTGGGTCGCTTCTGGGGCCGGCGCGGTGGGCTGGACCCCAGGGGCAACAGGGGTATACCCGAGGGATTTCAGATCACCGATCAACTTGGTGATATCGAGGCTGCGCATGGCTTCAGGGTCAGCGCTGGGATCGGCCGACTCAGCAGTGGAATAGCCGGCCAGGGACAGGATCGCGCCCAGCTGCTGGTACTGTTCTTCAGACAGCCCGGGCACGAGCTTTTTGATGGCATCCATCAGGTTCATAGCTTTTTTCTCCTTCGTAATGGTTGACGGGGGGTGAGTGACACCGACCGCTGGCTGAGGCCCGGCGGGATCGCCTGCATGCGCATCCCCTTCGCCGTTTTCAGAATCGGGCTGTGTCTCGAACATCTTCAGCAGTCCTTTGACTGCTGGGATATCTTCTGCTAATGCCTGCAGAGCCTTCACGGCCTGCAGTTGGTTGGCGCCGAACTCGGCCATCATCCTGGGTTCGACCGGCATAACGGTCAGGGTATCTCCGCGCAATGGCCAGGCTACGATCGTGCCATCCTCCAGGGCGCGGATCCCATCCGGAACCGCTTCGCTCGAGGTGCCAATCAAACCGGCCTCGATCAGCGCCTGGACAAACTGGACATACTTGTTGCGTCGATTCAGGACGCGTTCGACAAAGACACCTTTTTCATCCCGTTTAGCGGTGGTCCAGTCAACCCAGCCCAGCGGGCCACGGATGCCGGCCTTGTCCGGATCGGTACCATGTTCCCAACCCAGGGGTAGACGCCCGCTTTTGGTGAAATCACTCTCGACCTCCACGGTTTCGGCAAAGCGGGTGCCCAGGGATTTATCCGGGTTGGGGCCCATGCGCACGAATTCCAGATCGCGCCCACCGAACAAAAGGATGTAGTTTCCAACGCGCAATTCGTCGTCAGAAACCGAAATGGCTTTGAGAGCATTGCTAAAAATTGTCATGGTTGTGTTCCAATCTTGGCCAGAAACTCAGGCCAAAAGGTCTCTGTGAATGTTTCCCAGGCTCCGTCCATGTTTTCTGTCATCGTCGGTTCAAATTGCCACCAGCGATCGACATGGATCCTGGCCTGATACATGGTTTTCCCGTTGATTATTTCTCCGGGATAAGCCGGCCCAACTACCCAAGGCGCATAATCCACATCGGTGCCGAGAGAGCCCAGGACCGCCGTCCCATCCCGTTCTACATCTTCGGTGAATTTTCGGCCCAGGTTACCGGTTCGGGCCGACCCTGTTTTTTGCGGATGGCCATCGATCCATTGCCAGCCTTTCACGTTCCCTTTACGCGCATTTGCAAAGAACCAGCGTCGCTGGGCATCATTCAGGTATGAGACACCATCCGGATTTGGCAGGGGAGGATCAGGATATTCCGGAAGTTTCCCGTGCAGATAGAGTAGAGCCTGCTCCATAGAAACTTCAGCGGCTTCGAGAACCTCCGTTGGCCATTGCTCCATTTCTTTACGGAGCTTTTCGAACTCAGGCGATTGCGCTTGATCTGCCATCAAAGCACCGTTTCTCCGAGATGCTGCCCTTCGCTGACGATTGTTTTATGCAGCCCTTTGCAACCTTTCACCTGACCCCAGGGAGTAGTCAACTCCTGCTCGCATACGCGTTCATCCCTGGCCGTATACCAGACAATAACCTTGGTTCCATCTGGCAGCTTATACGGCTGGATATAACAGCGACATTTCACATGGGCGCCAGGTTTGTAAATGGCTTTAGCATATCCAGCGCCCGCCCAGGCTTCAGCATTCGCGCCGGCATAGGTGTTGGTGGCTTCGGTGATGGCGATCATTTCAGCGCGGACAGGACTGAAAGCCGCCTTGCCGTTGCCAGGCTCTTTCATACCCTGGATGCGTTTGACCAGTCCGTCCAGGCCCTCGCCAGTTTGAACCCACTCCGCCACCTGGTCGGCGACGGCGTTTTTCGTGGTTTCGGTGACACTGGAAACCATCTCGCCAGCGTGCTGACGGGCCCAGGCCACAGCGCGTTCGTTGGTCAGATTCCAGTCGACCGCGAGGGTTGATTTCTCAAGCGATTCGACGGTCCGCTTAACTCGCTCTGTGCCATAGGAAGCCAGGTTCATCAAAAGCGGTTCGAGCCGGTCCTGCATCAACTGAGATTGAGCCAGCCAGGTGAGCGGGTCACCGAGTGGATCTGCCGTCCCGCTGGAACGAACGCGCTCCACCAGATCGTTCATTTGGTCGAGCAACACTTGGGTGGTCTTACTCATCAAACGCAGTTCGAACGCAGACCACGGACGCCAGGAGCGAATCAGGCCCTTTTGGGCGCTTTCAGCTGCCAGGGTAAAGACGGCTTTGATGTCGTTTTCATCCAGGGCGGCTTCCAGTCCGTCCAGGATGGCGGCTTTATGCGCATCCGGAATAATGGCCGATTTGAATTCCAAAGTCAGAGGCCGGCCGTCGCTTAAAGATTTCAGCGAGCGCCAGCGCCAGGCCTTGAGTTCATCGGAGAACGCTCGCGCAGCTGGGACTACGGCGTTTTGCGGGTTCGGCAAGGCAGGGTCCTGACGATTTGATGTGCTTTGATTTGACGCCGCAAACAGATCAGGCGGATAGCCCGCCGGCTGCATTTCGCTTTGCAATTTCTCTCCGCGTCCTTCCGGAAGCGGTTCAACTTTCCAGAAGCGCTTGCGGCGTTCATCGATCGTTAGGACGCCGGCAGATGCCTCGCTTTCCTGGAGATTCAACTGGCGATTGATCGGGCGGATATCAACGTAGCGAGCTTCGTGACTCCTGCCATAAAAGCGGCGCAGTACGTGCGTAGTCAGACGACCAGCTCGCATGCGCAAAGCTGGCCAGATGGTCTTTTCCTTAAACATGTTGTCAGCCACAGTGATATTGGCTTCAGTTGCATTTTTGTCAAACATGCCAGGAAAGCCACCCAGGATCTGAATGATTTCGTCCTTGGTAAATTCCCGACCGGCAAGAAAGTCCATGTCCTTGGCGTTCCAGCCCAGGATGGCGACCTTCATGTCATAGGCATTGACCACCGCAGTCTTGCGATTGATGGCCGCATAGTCGTTGGTCAACTCTGCCTTGACGGCTGTTACGTCAGCGGGATCTAATGGATGGTTCGCATCTCCCGAGGAAAGGGAGACGATAGCCGAAGGCATGACGTTCTGCTCGCCGAAGAAGGCCCCGTTCCACCAGGCCATTGCGCTATCAGCGTCTGCAGGCAAAATGCCGGCCACCAGGGGGGAAAGACCGCGAAAGACATCATACGGATTGGGATACATTTCGTGATAGACATATTCAGCAGGGATGGGGTAAACCGTGCCGTTGGCCGTATATTCGTAATAATCAACGAAACGGTCCCCATCTCCTGGGACTGGATTAGTCTTGTTGGCCGGCATCGGCCACAGCTCGGCCAATCGCCCGTCTGCATCCGGGGCCAGGAACAAATAGGTATTGCCCATCAGATCCAGCCACCAATCCATAAACATGGACATAAATTGGCCGTCCATGTAAGGGTTTGGATTTTGCATGATCCGCAGCAGATCATGACCGGGGATCACGGTTCCGGCATTCGGCAACCCGGAAGGATTGTCGACGATATAGAGCTCAGCCGCCGATTTTTCCATTGCCTTTCGCTGGATCATCATGTAGACCCAACTGTTCTGCATCGCGCGCAGCGCCGCGGCATCCTGATCTGGCTGGTACGTTCCGCCTTTCCAGCGCCCTTCCTGGGCAACGCTATCCAGGAAGATAGGCCGGCGCGCGGGGCCGTGGGCATCTCCGCCGCTACGCGCCAGTTCAAAGGCGCGGATGGCTGAGCCAAAAGCAGAAGCAAGGCTTTCGAGGACTGGCATACTGATAATTAGGCGAACGTAATCGCGCCGCTGACGCTCAGCAGCCCATTGGGGAGCACAACCACCAGGTACCAGGTGCCCGCGCCAGCTTCGATGAGATTTACATCGATGTCACCGTCGGCTTCACTGACCAGCTCGAAGGCCTTGGCCGCGCCGATGGAGGTCTCGGTCGCATCCACGAACGTGGCAGTGGTCAGGTCGGAACCATCGGTCAGGTCATCAGTGTTGGCGGTCCAGTCGCCGGCGTTGTTGGCAATGGCGATGTAGCCCAGGGCCACACATCCGGCATCCGGGGCAGGCAGGGCAGCCAGGGCCAGCTCGGCGGTGTTGTACGCCTGGGTGGCACCGGGGACCTTGGTGGAGATCGTGCCGGCCGCGTTGATCTGGAGCAGGATGATGCCGTACTTATTGGCCGAAACCACGTGGGCGGCCGTAAAGGTCAGAGCCGTGGTCGGCGCCTTGGTGCGCGAAACACCGTTGACCGTGTAGGCTGCGGTCTGGGTGGTCTTGAATTTTTCGGCAACAGCGTCAATGGCCAGATTGCCATCGACGAGCAGCGCGTTGGCCAGCGCCGGCGTGATCGGGATCAACAGACCATCGGTGCCAATCGCGCACCCGCCACTGGGAGCGGCAGCACAAAGCGTGTCGCCATGCGCATCCCCGGCCAGATAGGCTTTGAGAGCCGCCCGCACGGCCAGATCATCACCGGCCAGGTCCTTAAGCTGGAGCGCCACATTGATCGTGTTACCGCCCGTTTCTGCTCCGACCGTAAAAGAGACAGATCCGATTTTGGGAATGATGTTATTCTGCATGGCCGTGATCAAGGCATCCAGGGCGCCCAGCATATCCGGCGCAGGATTTGAGCCTGGGGAAACCACCTCCACCAGGTTATTGAAAGCTGAAACAGTATCAGTTTGTGACATGGCGAACTCCTTTTAAGTAAACGAAATTGAGGGCTACGCCACAGCCAGGCGGGTGTAGCGTGGAGCTTGGCGCGCCAGAATTGCCAGGCAGAAGCTGGTGGCCCGATCGTCGTAGAGCCCTTCTGGCGCGGATAAGGTTGAGCCGTCGATACTCTGTAATTCATCCCAGGTATCGAACGAGTGAATAGTGACAGCCTGATCTCGAAATGCATCGGCTGCCTGGTCATACATATAGGTCTTAGTGGCCGAATTTGTTGGCCACCCTGGTTTCTTGTCTTGCCAGGCAAGCACTTTAACCTTTGAGTTATCGCGCAACCACAAGATAACCGCGTGCCCATGATTATTGCGCTCGATCATGGCCGGCGCGGCGTTGAAATATTCGCTCAAGGTTTTGATGTGTCCGGCAAATGTGGAGGGTTCGTACTTCCCGGCCAGGGCTGCGACTTCCTCGCCGGTGGAACAGTCCAACACATGGAGTGAACTGTTGTCCGAGGTCGGATTTCCTTCAGCTGGGTCTCCGCCAATCACATACTGTCGACCTTTGAGTGGGGCAGCGTAAAGCAGCAAGCCCGGAATCGCCGGAGATTTCGCAGGCGCTATGCCGGATTTTTCGACATAGCACTTTTTCAACCATTCAGGCGCAATGCGTTTGTCCAGGGTCCTGGCAGAGAGTGCCTCGGCGTCTGTTTCTGGGTACTGCTGGTGCAAGTCATCCAGAGAGCCTGTGCGGGAAAGAATGTCAACTTTTTGGGCTTCGTACCAGGCCTTATCGCGCGCAGGGCGCACCCACCAGGGCAGGAAAACGGCTTTCCAGCCATTGATGCCGGCCTTGGCAGCTTTATAGACTTTCTTGAACATGCTTTCTGGACGATTGTTATCCGACCGGCTGAGCATGACCATCTTCCCGCCACCGTCGATGGTTGGTTTGACGGCGTTCATCATGCGCCCCAGATCGGGCGCCAGATCGGCTTCGTCCACCAGGACCAGGGAAGCTGTATACGAGTCGCCTGCAGAGGTTGGGAAAGCCCTGGCAATGGATCCATTCGAGAGCTGCCATTCATGGGCATTGGAGGTGAGCACAGCTTTCGCCTGCATCCAGTTGGGTAAGCGGCTATACATTCCCTGCAGGCGTTCTTCGCCCAACAAATAGATGGCTTCGTCATCACGCCGCGAAAAAATCAGCACCGTCACCACCGGATGAAAGAGCATCAGCCACAGCGCAAAGCCAAGCACCAGCCAGGTAATCCCCAGTTGGCGGGCTTTGAGTATGACGACCAGGCGGTTGTTTGCCAAATCCTTTAACGTCATGACTTGCTCTCTCCACAGTTTGAACGGCACCCAGGCGCCGGCCGTGGCATCATAGATATAGCAGTATCGGTCGATGAAATAGACCGGGCTTTCAGCACATGTAAGCCATTCCTGCTTTTGCTCATCTTCCGTCATCCAGCAGCGCCTTCTCGTACTCCAGAGCAGCCTGGCGCGCCTTTGCCAGGTCATCGGATGAGATATCAGTAAACTGTATGGCTCCTCCGTCTTTGCCTGTCAGCTCGTTGCGCTTGGCCCGCCCGCCAGTCTCGGCTGCCAGGGCCTCGAGGGCCTCGAACATCTTTTCGAAAAGCGGAGAGTTGAACCTGACAAACTCAACCCGTTCATACTCTCCCACCTCACGCATCTTCCCTTCAGGAGTTGACTCCAGCGCCGAACCTACGCGAACTGATTTCACATCTGGCAACCAGATATTTTTTTGATCAGCCAGATAGCCCTTGAGACGCGTGTAAATGCCCTTCAATTCCTCCACGCGCTCGTGCGTGAGGGCCAGGCCAGACTCCATGATTTCCTTGCGCCTGGCTTCATAAGTTGCGCGATCTTTTTCGTTCTGGATTTCATCAAACCGATTTGCACGTTCCACCCAGTGAAAATCGCCGCTCCAGTCTCTGAGCGTGTGGATCGATTTTGTCGGTGCGATCACTCCGGAATCTGACGGGAACAACTGAGGAAATGCATCGAAAAGCTTTTCAATGCTGCGCGAGGCTCCCAGCATTGCATAATGCCGAAACGCCTGGTTGGAACGTTTCGTTTCACGCCTTCCATCTGCTGAGAACGCTCTCTCGAACGGATCCTCGCGGTTCCACATTATGCGCTTTTTCCTTTAGCCAACTTTGAACGCTTGTCCGACATTGAGTCCAGCGCCTGCCGCTCCATTTGATCGTGCATGTCGAACTTGTCTGTCAGGGAGATGATGTGTTCTCCGATCCTGCCAACGGCCTCTGTCAGGTCGCCCAACTTTTCAATAACCTGTGTATTTACCAGGCGGTTCGATTCGGAACGCGCATCAAAATACACCTGCCACTGCGCATTATTTTGCGTAACTAGATTGGCATAATGCGCATTGATATCTTTTATGGTTTGCGCATGAGTGGCGTTGGCTTTTTCGATTGCGTCTGAAAATATTTTTACGAGCAGCCAGCCCAGGCCCGCCAGCAAGAATGCGAAGACAACGACGATGGCGATCTGTTGCCAGACCGGCACTGGTACTTCTGGCATGCTGGGCCTCGCTACGACTGCGGCAGTTCGAGGCTGGCGTTGATCGTGCTGAACACGTCACGCACCAACGGGCCCATGACCGTCAGGGCCACGATCACCACCACCGCCACCAGGACCAGGATCAGCGCATATTCAACCATGCCTTGTCCAGATTGGGCATCAGGCCCAATGGTTTCGGTCCGCTGGGCGAGGCTTTCATCAACCCGTTTAAGCAGCCAGTTGTAAATCAAGGTGGCGAAACCCAGGATAACGGCCCCCTGTTGGAGCAAAGCCGAAACAAAATTCAAATAAGCCTGGCTAACGATCGCTGGATCTGAACCGGATGGCAGCACTGGCCAGGACGGCGCGCTCCATAGATAGGCCAGGAGTACGCTCAACCCATAGACGAGGATCGTCAACCAGCCCCTGGAAATCTTTTTCCCACGCGCCTTCGAAAACTGGTTGATGCAAAAAACCAAAATGGAAGCAACAACAGATAAAAGGACCGCATATTCGGCGGAGAGTTCATTACCCGGGCTGGTCTCAACCGGGATGGGAGTGGCGGCAGTGGCCATCAGAGCCAG